AATGACGTGCTAAAAATCATTCATTATGCTATACTATTATATTACTTCTCAGGAACATCTTATCCTGGAGACGTACAAATTAACGACATCCCATCTCAGGAGTTAAGCTATTGATGAAATTTACAGATTATGAAATGGAAGTACTGACTTCTTTCAGAGAAATCAACCCTTCTATTGTGTTTAAACCAGGCAACAAAGTTGCAACCATCTCAAACAACAAGAACATTCTTGCTGTAGCAGATTTCCCTGCTTTTCCGTTTGAGAAACAGGCACCTATCTATGATCTGGGAAACCTCATCAACAGTATCAAAACGTTGGACAATGGTGACGTTGAGTTCCAAGAAAAACGTGTAGATATTGTATCGAAGCGTAGTCGTATTAAGTATTACTATGCTGAGGAGCGTATGGTTACCCAACCTCCTGACAAAGTACAGGATATGGGTGACCCTGTAGTGTCTACGTCGTTAGATGTTACTAACCTCAACCAGATTCAGAGGATTGCATCTACTTATCAGTTGCCAGATATTTGTTTCACTGGTAACCAAGGCAAGCTTTCTGCTATTGTCACTGATAAGAGAAACTCAGCGTCCAATTCATTGGAGATTGAGTTAGGTTCTGTTGATCGAGAGTTTTGTTTCTGCTTAAAGATCGAGAACCTAAGTGTGATTCGACCAGGTAAACTTTGTACAGCATATAAGTTAGACATATATGAGTGTAAGGTAGCCAAGTTTACTGGAATCATTAGTAAATCTGCTGAGGATAATGTGTCATCATTAGAATATCTGATTGCATTGGAGCCAGATAGTGAGTATTGATGTCACATTAGTTGGAGATTGTCGAGAGACCCTCAAGACAATCGATGAGAAAGTAAGGATGTGTGTTACCTCACCTCCTTACTATGGGTTAAGAAATTATGGGGATGAAGAGAATCAAATAGGTCAAGAACAAACACCAGAAGAATATATACAGCAGTTGGTAGAGGTGTTCAGAGAGGTAAGAAATGTTCTTACTGAAGATGGTACACTGTGGGTTAACATAGGTGATAGTTATTACAACTATAGACCTGGTAAAGGTCAAGCATTAGCAAAACAAACACTTGCTACTAGCGACCAAGACCACCCAACTAATTGTCCTAGAAGAGGTAACAAAATAGATGGTCTCAAAGAAAAAGATCTTATCGGTATTCCTTGGATGCTTGCGTTTGCTCTCCGTGCTGATGGGTGGTATCTACGTCAAGACATTATATGGCACAAACCAAACCCGATGCCAGAATCAGTAAGGGATCGTTGCACAAAATCACATGAATATATCTTCTTACTCAGTAAGAATAAGAAGTACTTCTATGATAATGAAGCGATCAAAGAACCTGCTAAGGATTGGGGTACTAGGAACAGGAAGAGTGGTAAGTATCACAATCCTGGTACTGGTCTCAACCCTCACACTGGATTGACTAAGAGTTATCCTAAGAAGAATAAGCGTAGTGTGTGGTCTGTTACTAACAAACCTAGTAAAATGAAGACTCACTTCGCTGTATATCCTCCTGACTTAATCGAACCTTGTATTAAGGCAGGATCTCAAGAGGGTGATATAATTCTTGATCCATTTATGGGATCAGGAACTACTGCAAGGGTTGCCAAATCACTCAATAGACATTATATTGGGTGTGAATTGCATGAGGAGTATGTGAAATGAACATCTTTGTAACTGACCCATCACCTGTTGCTTCAGCACAGGCATTACCTGACAAACACATCGTCAAGATGCCACTGGAAACATGCCAAATGTTATCTATCGTGGGGTCTGAGAAGTGGGGTCATGGTTTTGGTCAGTTACCTAAGAAATCTGGTGGTTTCTATGCCACTGATAAGGGTGCGTTTCGTAACCACCCTTGTACTATATGGGCACAAGATAACTATACATGGTTAATCTTGCATGGTCTTGCTCTATGCTATGAATATACACATAGGTATGGCAAAATACATAGTTGTCAATCAACTATCGAACATTGTACTCAGATCTTTCCTTGTCAGGATACAAGTCCTACTGATTGGACTCGTGCTATGCCTGACCAGTGGAAGAATGATACAACTATTACAACATTTGATGCATATAAACAATATATTGCATCTAAACCTTGGGTATGCAATAATTATCTGAGGAAACCTGATCGCAAACCTAACTGGGTTTAATTTATTATGAATGATTTTCTGTGGGTTGAGAAGTATCGCCCCGAAAAAGTGGATGATTGCATCCTGCCTGATGAATCCAAGGCAATGTTTAAAGGATTCTTAGAGCAAGGTGAGATCCCTAATCTATTGTTGTCAGGTCCTGCAGGGATCGGTAAAACTACTATTGCTAAGGCATTATGTAGAGAATTAGGAGCAGATTTCTATGTCATTAATGGGTCTGATGAAGGTAGATTCTTGGACACTGTACGCAATAAGGCAAAGACCTTTGCTAGTACTGTTTCTCTTACATCTGGGTCTAGTCACAAGATTATCATTGTGGATGAGGCAGATAATACGACCCCAGACGTACAACTCTTACTCCGTGCGTCGATTGAGGAGTTCCAGAAGAACTGTCGGTTCATCTTCACATGTAATTATAAAAATAAAATCATAGAACCATTGCACTCTAGGTGTTCTGTGGTTGATTTTCATATCAAAGGTAAGGAGAAAGCACAATTAGCAAGTGCATTCCTTAAAAGAATTAATTCTATACTTGAGCAAGAGGGAATTGAGTTCGAACTTAAGGTAGTTGCAGAAGTAATACAAAAACATTTTCCTGATTTTAGGAGGACTCTTAATGAGTTGCAGAGGTATGCTTCTAGAGGTAAGATTGATACAGGTATTCTGGCACAGGTTGCTGATGTTAAGATCAGTGATCTGATTGGGTACCTCAAAGGTCGTGAGTTTACAAACATGAAGAAGTGGGTCTCATCTAATATAGATAATGAACCACAAGTTATCATGCGTAAGATCTACGATAACCTCTATACATATCTGCTTCCTAAATCTATTCCAGAAGCAGTGCTAGTTATTGGTGAGTACCAGTACAAAGCAACCTTCGTCATGGATCAAGAAATTAATCTTGTGGCATTCCTTACAGAGTTAATGATGCGTTGCGAGTTTAAATGAAGAAGACCCATGATTTATTTCCTACAAGAGTTTGGGAGTATCGTCTCGATGATGACCAAGCAATAGACCAAGCACTTGAGTTTATTAAGACTCTTGATATGCAAATGTATAACTACCCTGCAGGTGTTCGCACTAGCAGGGGTGACATACATAAGGAACCAGAGATGGAACCTTTAATTAATTTCTTTTTAGATGCTGTAGATGATGTCAGAAGTGAACTCTTCCTCCAAGTCGATGAACTCAGAATCTCACTCGCATGGGCAAACTTCTCACCCAGTGGATCAGGCTCTGGTCATCCTCTTCATCGTCATCCTTATAGCTATCTCTCTGGGGTCTTCTATTTCACAGAAGGTTCAGACACTGTGTTCCAAGACCCAGTAGATATAAGGAACCTCGACACACTCGAAATTATTCGTGATGATTTTGATGGTCCTTATGCAAACTTCCAAGCAGAACGTGGTAAACTATTAGTATTTCCTGGTTGGTTACGTCACTATAGTAACCCTAATCCAGTAGGTGTTGATCGTTACACCATGTCATTTAATACTTTGCCCCATGGTAGAGTGAACGCAGGGCCAATGGGTGTACCCATGGCACAAATGCATGTATTATGAAACTACTGAAGACACCACTACGCTATCCTGGTGGTAAATCAAGGGCAGCAGCACAATTATATAAATGGTTTCCTGCTAAGATCGAATCGTATCGAGAACCCTTCTTAGGAGGTGGTTCTATGGCACTATACTTTAGTCAGTTACACCCTGACATTCCTGTATGGGTGAATGACAAGTATGAATTCCTTTATAATTTCTGGAAGGTATTACAATCACATGGTGAAGAGTTATCGGATGCTTGCATTGCTATCAAGAAAGATCATCCTGACCCAATCACAGCAAAGTCTCTATTTAATCAGGCAAAAGATGAGATTGCCACAGCAGAATCTTTTCGTCAAGCTGTTCTATTTTGGGTTCTTAATAAGTGTTCTTATAGCGGGTTGACAGAGAACTCTGCTTTCTCTGAATCAGCATCTAATCAGAACTTTTCTCTTAGAGGTGCAGGTAATCTAAGAAAGTACTCTCCTATCATTAAGAACTGGAAGATTACATGTGAAGACTATGAGGATGTCATGTGGAATTCTATACCACAAGCAGCAACATATCCTTTTATCTTCTTAGATCCTCCATATAAAATTAAGTCGTACCTCTATGGTACCAAAGCAGATCTACATAAGAACTTTGATCACCAAAGGTTCTATGACAAATGTAGTTTCTGTTCCTTCCGTTGGATGATTACATACAACGTTGACGATGAGATAGAAAAATTATATAGTAAATACAACCAGAAATATTTCACACTAACGTATGGTATGCAGCACCGTGCTAATAACAAGAAGCAAGAACTGTTGATCACCAACTACGATATCCAACCACAAAATCCACTTGAGGCACACCTTTATGGCAGAGTTTGAGTTCCCACTAAAAGATTATCTAAATGGCATCAACCTTAAGATGGGTAAGCTTGAGGAGAACGAACGTGCTATGAAAAAGTATCCCAAGTATGTGATTAACAAGATGATGTCAGGTCACATTGATTGCATCCTCCATGCCAATGAAATGAATCGATATTATAACTTAGACAACGCTCTCCAATATCATTATTTTCTATATAGTATTAGGAAATCGAAAAGATTTACCCCTTGGACAAAACAATCGACTGATAATGATTTGGAACTCGTAAAGGAGTTCTATGGATATAGCAATGAGAAAGCTAAGGTTGCTCTTTCTATACTCACAAAAGAAGAATTAGAAGTCATCAAAGCGAAACTTGATACTGGAGGATTAAAATGAGTGATGAGATCAATTGGTCTCAAGATATGATGCTTGAGGTTTCATTAAAAGAACCTGATGACTTTCTCAAAATTAGAGAGACACTTACTAGAATAGGTGTAGCGTCTCGAAAAGAAAAGAAACTCTATCAGTCTTGCCATATCCTACACAAGAAGGGCAAGTATTACATCGTACACTTTAAAGAACTGTTTGCACTAGATGGTAAACCTGCAAACATAACTAAGAACGATGTAGAACGTAGGAACAGGATTACAAAACTACTATTTGATTGGGGTCTAGTAGAACTAGCAACTCAACCCACAGAGATAGCACCTCTGAATCAGATCAAGGTGCTTAGTTATAAAGACAAAGGAGATTGGACTTTAGAATCCAAATATAATATTGGGAAGAAAAAGGTCACTGCTGAATGAAATTTCTTGGATTGAGAATCGATGACCACGATTCCAATGTCACTTACACCGACGGTAAGAAGGTTAAGTATTGTGCAACGGAAAGGTTATACGGTATAAAACATCATGGATGGAATAACATATGGCAATGGGAAGATGTCCTAGACTCTTGGGGTGTCAAGGTGGAAGACCTTGATGCTATTGCTATCATTACAGACGATATTAACTTCGAACAAGGAGAATCATATAGAGAATTAGAAATGGGGTTTCCCTGCAGGACTTTTGCAGTAGACCACCACTATGCACATCACCTAAGCATCTGGCCAGTTGGGGAAGTACCTCATACTGG